CGTATTTGAAGTTTCTAACAGCAATTAAAAGCTTTTCGTAATCTTCGATTTCATGTTCATGAATTCGGAGTAAATCAAGCATTTCTTTTTGTGTTAAATTTAGACCAAAGATGGAATCCCATTCTTTAAACTGTTCGCTTTTTTGAAATGCGTATACGATTTTGTCTTGCGTACGATCTGTTACGGTACAGTCTGTTACTGCTACGACCTTTTTGTCTGAATATGTAATAACAGATGTTTTAGGGTCGCCCTTAGCTTTTACACCTTTAACAAATGATTCAGCACTACTAATTTCATATCTAAATCCGTGATATTGGAATATGTCATTGGCTTCACCACGACGAATAATAACTTCACCATTTGCTGCTTGTACATTTAAGTTAAATTTTTCTTCCATTGTGTTAACCTCTCTTTTCTGTTGTTGAATTAAATGTTAGAACTTCCAATTCTGGTTTTTCGTTGACATCGACTTTTACGGTGAAGTCATCTGCATAAGAACCGATAGCACGACGTGAGATAGCTGGTAACGTTGATTTGATATTGTAACCAAGTTCTACGATGGTATCAGTATCTGGAACTCGTAACATTTCAATATTGATGGTGATTTTAGCTTTCTGACCTTTTGAGATTTTTCGTAATGCATCTTTGTACATTTCCTCAAATTCAGCTTCTAACTTTCCATCACAAATATTAGTTAGATTTAAAACTTGTTGTTTTTCATTCATTTGTTTTCTCCTTTTCAAATATATTAAGTAACTCATTTAAAAGAGCCATTCCTTTTCGTTTTTCACACATATCTTTTTCGGCTTCTAAAAATGCTACAAATTGCGTAGTATTAAGATTTTTATGTCCAAAGTTATGAGCAGCTGCAGCCAAAAGGGTGGTAACTTCTAGTACTCCGTCATTAAATTCATCTTTATTTAAGATAAATTCCATATCATGACCGCCATTTTCTTTAGGTGTTAATATGATTTCGATTTTTTTTTTGCATTTTTCTTCTCCGTGTTATAATTTCTATAGGTGTTATTTACCTACGCCCGTTTAGCTTGCCGGTTAGCGGGCGTTTTCTTTTTCATATACATCGGCACACACCCAAACAAGTCCGCCTGTAATAATTTGCAATAAGAATTGAACAAACCCAATTCTATCGATTTCTAGGCTTCCCATGGATCCAATAATCCATATGAACGCCGCCCATTTTAAAGCAATAATCACAACTTCAACTCCCCTCCTACCATAACCAGTAAATCACTGGTTATTTTTCGTATACTCATTTTTAACTTTTCATTTTCTTGTAAAAGCTCATCACGCTCCTTTTCTAATTTCCTGTATTGTAGTGGACTGTATTCATTCACAATCCCTACTAGCGACTCGACTTCTTTTTTATTGAAGCGGACGCCCGGAAGACCTTTTACTTCACGTAGGATGCCACGTTCCCTAAGATTGTTGACGCTGCTTTCGCTGCATTGGAGCAATTCTGCAACGTCTTTAATCGTATAAACTATGGGTTCCATACTGGAATCCTTGATTCTACTTTTGCCATCCTATCTGCTTCACGACATTCTTTGATTTTGCCGTGGATGGATTTTCTACATAACTTACTTGTATGTCGTTTAGTAAAGTATTCTCTAATAATTTTTCTCCAATATTGTGCATACTCAGCATTTCGACCAGCCCAACCGAATGTAGTTGTTGTATTTCCATAGACCTTGTTGGCTACTAATAGATCTTTTTGATTTTGTACTAGCATGGTTCATCTCCTTTGTATTATTTTTTTATATTATTGATGTGATTTTAAATCACTATACTTTTTAAAAAAAATAGACTTAACCTCAAGGTTTGACAAATGTAAGATTTCTGTTAATTTTGCAATTTCAGATGCCGTAAATTCGGTTACTCCATTGATTTTATTGTATAGCGTGTATCTCGTAATATTAAGCTGAATTGCTATCCACGAAATACGAAATCCTTTTTCAATAATCACGTCTTTTAAACTCTTCATCTATTCACCCCCTTTTGTAACGTGATTTTTAATCACACATATAATATACCCTAAGGGTGATTGTGTGTCAACAATAAATTACAAAAATGTTGATTTTTTTTCACATATATAATATATTTACCTTGTAATGGGCATTAAAAAGAAAGGTAAAACCTATGAAACTATATGCCAATATCAAAGCTTTACGAGAAAAATTAGAACTATCACAAGAAGAATTAGCTCGTCAAGTAGGATATAAAGATAGAACAAGCATTGCTAAAATTGAAGCTGGGAAAATTGATATACCACAATCTAAAATTTATGCATTTGCAAAAGCCTTGCATGTTTCTCCAGAAGAGTTAATGGGCTTAAATAATGATTCATATTATATAGATCCTGAAGTAGCGGAATACGCCAATAAATTAAAGGATAATCCAGACATGCGATTGTTGTTTGATGCAGCTGAAGACATGTCAAAAGATGATATTGATTTTGTAGTTAATTTAATTGAGGTATTAAAGAAACGTGAGGGAAAGTAGAATGAAGAAGTTATTAATATTAATCTGTATATTATTTATTCCTTTATCATGCAATGCAATTTCTTTAAATGAATTGCGTAACAATCCAAATCAATACACATTAGTGTATTCAGACCAAATGCATGAAGCGTATGTTGATAATTCAACGATTGTTGTATCAAGATATAATCCGCCATATTATGCTATTAACGCTACTGTATATTCTATATGGTACGATGAAAACAGTATTGTAGAAGCAAATCAGACTTCTTTTTTTAATTACGATAGAAGTTTAAAAACATTAGCACTTAAATTTGAAGAAGTTAATGATTTAGCAAGGGAATTTACAAATGATAATGGGGTAAAGTTTAAAATAAATACTTTAATTCGGTATGATTTAAATGGAAATAAGATTTCCTCTATAGATTCTTTCAAATTTGGGAAATCACCTTCTGGTAAAGCTCCTGCATATTCTCCGAGTTATGAAGTTGCAATGTATATATTTCATAAATCATATAATATGTATTTTAACGAACCTTTATCTAATTAATTCTATCAGGGGAGAGTGTTGTTATGTCTATTAACTTGATCTATACGCAATTAAAGAAAACACAAACAGCAGTAGTACGTCTTAATGAAGATGGCAGTCATTCAATACTGGTTAATTTAAATAAGCCATTAGATGCTCAACGAGTTAGTGTACTACACGAATTAGGACATATTAAACACGATGACTTTCATTCTAAGGAACATATCAATTTAATAGAACGGATTGCTCATGAAAGAGAATTATATGAAGATATAGATGAAGAATTCTTTTATCACGTGGTTAATAGCAAGGATGTGTAACCATGCAATATAATTTTACAGTCAGGAAGAAAGACAAAGGTTACCAAATTATTGTCAGTTATAAAGACGGGATCAAATGGAAACAAAAGTCTAAGCAGGGCTTTCCTACTCAGAGAGAGGCAAAGCTCTATGGGCAACAAATTGTCGATAACCTAAAAAAGACTGTCACCAATCCTCTTGATGACAGTCTAAAAGATATAACACTTATTCAGTTTTTTGAGATATTTATTAACGAACGCATTAATTCAACTAAGAACACATTAATTACATATAAAAATGCATTAAATGTTGTTGATGCACTAAAAGATAAAAAACTCTCAACAATTACAACGCAAGATATACTACATCAATTCAACAAATCTATATATGCAATTGCAACAATAAACCTTGCTTATAGAGTGTTAAACATGATATTTAACTATGCTATATCGCCATATAAAGTAATTCGTGAAAACCCTTGTAAACCAATAAAGCCACTTAAACAACGTGATGTAAAAAAAGTATCTGTTATTACAACTGAGGAATTGCAACGATTAGATGATTTAGAAAACATCAACTACCTTTATTATGTGTTGTTTATGGTAGCTAGATATACAGGTGCGAGATATGGTGAAATAATAGCCATAACATGGAGTGATATTGATTTCGATAATAAAACAATTTCGATAAACAAACAATGGGTGGCACTAGGAAATAATCAATTTGATTTCTCCTATACAAAATCAACTAATGGAATAAGGACTATCCCTATACCACCTGCATTACTCGAAATATTAAAAGTGTACAAAGATGTATGTACAACAGATCGGTTATTTAATTTTAAACGAAGTAACACTACTACACCGAATAGGATATTACAGAAATACATCCCAGAAAAATCAATGCACGCTTTTCGTCATACATACGCTACTACATTGTTATCAAACAATGTCGATGTTAAGACCGTAGCAAGCCTACTGGGTGATACGGTCGATACAGTTATTCACAATTACATTCATTATACAGATGAGATGAGAATAAAAGCTGCAGAAAGTGTAGCTAATATTTTTGGGTAATTATTTTTGACGAATTTTTGATGAATAAAATAAAATCCTAGCAATATCAATGGTTATTATGGGTTTTGTTAATATCTTTTATT